CATATTTAATATTATATTGTGTAATATTGTTTTTAGCACATAAATCCATATATTTTTTAATTTCAGTGATATAATATATTAATTTATAAATCACATTTGATTTTATAAAGTGTTGTTTTTTTGAATTTAAATTAATTGTACTATAATTATATTCATTAACTTTACGTATATAACCTGATGATTTCATAAAAATATTTTTGCTATCGATATTAACAATACAATAATATTGACTATTAATGACATTGTTTAAAATATAACTCATTTTAAGTTCTTTATTCGCAAATCTAGATGTATTTTCAAATGTATCTATATAATTTGATTCGTTATTGTCATATATGTATCTTATTGTATTTTCAAACTGTACATTTAAGATGCCAAACTTTTTATCAAAAACTTTACTTTTAAACAAATCATATTTATTAAAAGACGTATTATTAATAATTTTATCTTTCATAATATAATTTAAAATTTCAAATTCTTCCACACTAGTTTCATCATTTATATCCATATTATCATTTAATAAATTTGAAATAACATTTTCACTGATATTATGTAAATATAATTTTGTAATATATGCGAATAAATATTCATTAAATGAAGTATTATTTTTAATAAACTTTTTAATAATATCGCTATCATTTAGATTAAGATTATTAAATATATTTAATTCATGATAATGTGTTGTTTTATTAAAAATAAATGTTTTGTCACAATATAAATGTTGTCTTTGCATCCAATTGTCATAAGAATTCATATAAATAGAATTTCTATTGTAATTGGATTTTGTTTTTTTTTCGATATAATAACATTGTTTATAATACAAATAAATTACATGTAAAATAAGTATAAATAAAAATCGTTCTTTTTTTTCTTCATTATTTGAAATATTAAATAAGTCGTCTATTGTAATATAATCTTTATTAAATAATGATGCAAATTCTAAATATACTTGTTTCCGTGTTTTGGATTTAATAGCATTATTAATATATAATGTAATATCTTTATATTTATCTAATGATATATTAATTAATTTAGTTTCATTAATAATTGGAATACAATCATAATTTTCATTTGTAGTAATAGTATTATTATTAAAGTTTATTAAATTAATTTTTTTACTACATAGTAATGTTGTATTTTTGAATTTATTTAAACATTGTTTGAGTTCATTATCATCACTTATATTAATAAATTCATTACTACTTTTATCATAATTAAAATTATTATATGTAGAACGTTTTGTTATAACATAACAACTACTTATATATGGTGATTGTACTGTAGTATCTTGAGTTTTAATAATATCATTATAATACTTTAGGTTATCATAATGACCTACTATTTGACTAGTACTAGTTTTATAATTTATATATAAAAATGAACCATATTTAGTGTTATTATCATTATTAATATCATATAGTTTTTTTAAAATAGACATAGTTTTTAGTTATGTTTAGTTATAAATGTAAAATATTTAAATAAATATAGAAATATATTGGTTAATCGTATTAAATAATTATAAATAAAATATACTTAAATTTTAAAAAATTGTGAAAACAAAAAACAATTTTATAATTAAAGAAGTTGTTAAAGAAGTTGTTAAAGAAGTTGTTAAAGAAGTTGTTAAAGAAGTTGTTAAAGAAGTTGTTAAACGGATTTAATGAATTCATATTTTCTTTAAAAATATTTATATGAATAAAAAGCTACACGCTTTTAATGAATTCCCATTTTAAATCTTTACATATATTTTTCCAAATTTTTTCAGTTTCATAAGTCTTCCTAGGGTCTTTTGGTAAATCACATATATGTAAGTATTCATCCATTTCCAAAAGTTCAAATAACTTATAAAAAAAGTATTCATACTTTAAGAAATTCTTCCTATTAGGTGGGCAATATTTTTCAAAAACAGGTTCTACTTGTTTAAAAAGTTCGCGTAATATTTCTTCAACTTCCCTACTAAATGTTGTTTTAGGTACACCTAATTGATTCATAATATAAACACTATGTTCATAATATTTATTTGCATTTATTTTTTTAAGAATTTGTTTGATAAGTGCTTTATTTACATTCTTTATAGATATTTTCATTCTTGATATTTCATTTTGAATTTTTTCAAATATTTCTTTAGGAATTTCAGTTGTTTGTTTTCCCTGTAATTGACTTATGATTTCATTAATATGATTAATTCTGCGATAACTAAATGCGGTTATTTCTTTTGGCGGTTCTTTATGACTTTGTTTATCAGTATTTACAAGAATTTTTTCAGATATACCACAATTCTGACATTGTATCATTCCAGAATTATGGTTTAATACCATTTCTTTTTTACAATGGAAACATATATCAAAACCATTATCAGTATTAGGAGTCATATCAATATAATTAGAATCCAATAATTTCATATATTTTTCATAAATTTTCTTTTTGTTTTTATTACTCTCTTCTTTTGCTTTATCAATTATTAAATAACTAGAAAGGTCATTCTTTTTTTCTTCTTTATCTTGTTCTTTATCTTTATTTAAATTTTTATTATTATCATCATTATTTGTGTTTTTATTTAATTTATTTTTATTTAATTTATTTTTTTCTTTTATAACAAAATTATCAGGCATTGATACTTTATTTGTTATTTCATTTGTTGCAAATGAATTATCATTTTCTTTAGTCATAAAACTAAATATATCTAATTTTGCTTTTGGTTTTTTTATTGTTTGTATATTGTCATTATTTATAATATCATCATTTGTAATATTTTCATTATCTATTTCAGTTTTAAAATGTGAAAAATCTATACTGTCATTATTATCTGATAATGATATATTACGTATAGATTGTTTTTCTTGTTCTTTAAACTTTTTATATTGATGGAGTATTTGACCAGATTTCAATAAATATTCTTTTTCTTCCTTTGCATTTTTAATATTTCGTATTTCAGTTTCTATATTTAATATTTCATCTTCTAATTTCCATTTTTCATTTTCTAATAGTAAATCTGGTATTCCATTATCTTCTATATATTTATCTATTTTTATAATTAATGTATCTAATTCACATTGTTTATCTGATAAATTATTTTCTAATGTTTCTAATGATTCATATTTACTTTTAAAATATTCCTGTTGATTATTATGTAATAAATCAATTGTTTTTTTTGCATTTGGATTTAATAATGATTTATCTCGCAATTTTGTTCTACCTTTTGCTCTAGGTCTTCCAGTAGTAGGATATATATGTGGCATATGTAATTGTATTTTATATATTTATTAAATGTTGTAATATATGTAAATATTAAATGTTAGATGTTGTAATATATGTAAATATTAAATGTTAGATGTTGTAATATATGTAAATATTAAATGTTAGATGTTGTAATATATGTATTTTTTGATGACGTATGTTAGTTTAAATTATACTGTACTATTATACAAATAAACACTATACTATTACAAAAATGTTAATAAACTAACTAACAAATGTTAATAAATTATACTATAAAAAATATATTTTTTTTAAATTAGTAAAATTAATTAATATTTTATTCTAGGTTTATTATTAAAAATAAAAAAATATAAATAATTATAAATAAAACCTTAAAAAAATTTGAAAAAATAAAATAGAAATTTAAATATAATAATATAAATAATGGGTGGTGGATTAATGCAACTCGTAGCATATGGTGCCCAGGATATATATCTTACTGGAAACCCGCAAATTACATACTTTAAAGTAGTATATCGCAGACATACAAATTTTGCGATTGAATCTATTGAACAACCTTTCACAGGTTCTACTGGTTTTGGTGGTAATCCAACTGTAACTATCGCACGTAATGGTGATTTAATGTACTGGACTGATTTACGTATTCAATTACCTAGTGTATCACCTACTGCTGGTAAAAATTTCAGATGGGTTAATTGGTTTATGCATACATTAGTTAAAGATGTTAAATTAGAAATTGGAGGACAAGAAATTGATAAAATATATGGTGAATGGATGCATATTTGGAATGAACTTACACAAGCAATGGGACAACAATCTAATTATGCTAATTTAGTTGGTAATGTTCCTAAACTTGTTCAACCTAGCACTAGTTCTAAACCTGGTGTTGAATTATACTTACCATTAACATTTTTCTTCTGTCGTAATCCTGGACTTGCACTTCCACTCATTGCACTTCAATATCATGAAGTTAAATTAACATTTAATTTTAGAAGTAAAAATGAATGTTATTGGAGCGAAAATGGGGAAGAAATTAACGTTAATGATTTTACTGCTTCATTATGGGTTGATTATATTTTCTTAGATACCGATGAACGTCGCAAATTTGCCCAAGTTTCACATGAATATTTAATTGAACAATTACAACATACTGGTGATGTTGGTATTAATACTACTACTTCTAGAGTTAATCTT